ACTGTGTTAAGGAAAGAAAATAACGTAAATACTTATCGTAAGGATTTTTCACAAATGTATAAAAAATATGTGGCCTTGCGTAATGAGGTAAATGAAAGCGGTAATTTCTCGAAGAGAAGCATAACAAAATACACAGAAGACTTACAGGAGGCGATTCGTCCGAACCTGGAAGAAGCTGTGGCACAAGGTTATGTGAAATCTCAATTGTCAGACCGGCTGGTAGACATAGGCGATATTGAAATAGATATACGTGAAGTGACAAAACCCGTGGACAAAGCGATTGCCAGATTTATCACAGATTTGGCAGAACGCACAGAGTCTGCAAAAGACATTAACAGTTGTTTTGAGTTTATGGAATATCGTTTACGTTTCATCTGTGCATACTATGCACGGAAAGCTTACTGGTATGGAGTCGTTAAAGGTTACGCAGTACAGGGCGTAAAAACACTTCATCTGGATTTGACTGATACACATAAGGATCGCAAATCTACCATTAATACTGACAATTTTGACATAGATCAGATTCCCCCTTTCGCCCCGTATTGCAAATGCGGGATCAAAGACCCCAACGATAGAGGAGAGAAGAATGAGCCTGTTATTTAAAGAATACTGCAACTTTGTTCCCGTAAAGGACAAGGCTGCGAGTCTTTCATTAAAAGAAGCAGACAACAGTCTTACCGAACCTGTCCCGGGGACCCTTATGGTTGATATCGAGGGAATTCACTCGTATCCGTTTCATACACGCAATTTTACGCGGTATATGCCTGTCGGCCTGAAAAACAGCGTTCCCAAATGGACGAACCCGTATCTGCGTCCTGTGATCTTATATCACAATGACCAGGACGGCAAGATCATTGGGCGCATTTATCATGTCGAATATACGGAACATACCAGCGTAGAAGGCGCGGGCGGTCTGCAGTTTACGATCGCGGTCCCTGACAAAGAAGCAGCCTCCAATATTACGAGCCGACTTTTGGAAACGGTATCCATCGGCGTATCTGCCAGCGATGTTCGCTGCTCTATTTGCGGAAGGCAGATTACAAATGCTGAAGAAGGATGCCCAGACCATATTCGAGGGGAAGAATATGATGGAGAGATTTGCTACTGGGACATTTATGACGTGGATCCCAAAGAGATCAGTTATGTTATAGTTCCTTCCGATCCGTACGCACGGAATATCCGGACTTACCGTATCGGTGAAAAGGGTATGCAGCTTGCGGCCGCCGATGAAGGAATCAAAGCTCTAAATTTAAAAGAAAGCAATCGAGGAACAGATTCTAATAAGATGGATTTAGAAAAAGAATTAGAAAACGCAAAAGCCAAAATTGCTGAGCTGGAAGCCGCATTGGAAGCCGCGAAAGCGGATCAGAAACCCAGTGAAGAGCTGGAAGCTCTCAAGGCTGAGAATGAACAGCTCAAAGCGACTGTTGCCGACGTAGAAGCTGCGCTGGAAAAAGCAAAAGAGGAAAAGGCAACCCTCGACGCTGCGAAAGCAGAAGTCGACACTGCTTTGGCTGACGCAAAAAAGGAAGCTGAAGTACTTCGCAAAGAAAAAGAAGAGGCGGAAGCTAACGGGATTGCGATTCAGGAAGCATTCCGTGATTTCGTCGCTTCCAGTGTAAACGATCTTCGGATCGCTTCTGGCAAGGTAGCATTAGAGGAAGAAGAACTGAAAAAGCGTTCTTTTGACTCTTTAAAAGACACAGTAGCCGATTTGAGGGAAGAATTAGGACGTGCGCCTGAAGTAGATATTAAGGAAGGCATTGTTCCAAATCCTGTACCGGCGCCTACGGATAATAAACCCGGTAAGACCAAGAAAAACGATGATTACCGTATCGATCTGTCCGAAGGTGTAGCAAATCTAATCAGCAAGCTCATGTAAACAATTTTTTGAGGAGATATTTTACTACAAATGGCAATTCAACCAAATGATTCCTTTTACACAAAGGATATTCTCCAGCCTGGCGCACATGGCGAACAATTCGTAGCCAACTTACCTGGCTATCGTTCTGACGAAGTTCGTGTCAATCGTACGAACAATCGCCTGAACATGACGGACCATGATGTACCCGCTATTAAATATGATTTCGATGACCGTATGCCTGTACTGTTCCGGTATGGTTTTGCGTACGGTTTCAACCAGATCGTAGTTCCTAAGGGACGTATCGTAGCTGTAGATCCTAACATGTCTACAGTAGATTTTGAAACCAAGGTTCCTCACAACGTGTTGACCCTGGCCAACGGCGGTGCACCCGTTCGTCTGCGTACTGCGGAAGATAAATACAAAAAAGTAAAAAATCATGCGGCCGGGACCAATAAATCTTTAGACCTGGTATCTAATGAAGGCAGTGAACAAGTTGTTGCCAATGTTGGCAAAGATTGGGTTCCACTGATCGGCATGGAAGCAGCATACGAAGATAAATGCTATCGTCCATTTAAAACCGCAACTGCTGCTAAACAGTTAGAAGATGCTGGTTATGCAGTAAATGCGACGACTGGCCGTGTAGAAAAAGACGGCGTCGTAGCTGATAATGTACGTGTAGGCAATGTTCCTGTCGGTATGATCGAACGGAACGAATACACTCGTGACATCGATGCTTACAACGGCATTATGCCTGGCCCGATTCGTACGGATGCTCTGGTAGAAATGCCATGGTTCGCATATAAAGACAAAGCAGAAAACAATCTGTGGGGTTCCGCATATGGCATGCTTTTACCTGGCGATCTGGTAAAAGCAGATGAAAATGGCCGTCTGACCAAGAGTCCGTTAAGCGATCCGAATGTTACATTCGATTCAATCGCTGAATACGAAGCAGAACGCCGTCAGGTTATCGGCGAAGTATATGCTACTTCTAAAGCACTGTTGCCGGAAGGCTCTGCTAAATGGGCTACCTGGGCACTGGCTGATCGTCTGAACTTCGAGGAATTTAACCCAACCGTATATCGTGAAACCAATCGCCGGAATGAAGATTCTATTAACAATAGTCCTCATAATAGCACCGGTGAATATCCTGGCTATCCGTTCGAAAAGTCTTATAACGATAACAATCTGCACATGATCAACGACAATCTGCGCAAGGGTAATTACGATCCTCGCATGGATGCTGAATGGCAGTATTCCGAACTGGGTATCCCTGGCCTGACCGATGGTTACAATGCTGTCGTACAGGAAATGCCGGAAATGAAAGCGGGCGAAATTCATAAGCATTCTGCTGATGTTCCGTACGTAAAAGAACATTTCCGTCTAAACCATGTAAACGTAGTTCCTGAAACGCTGCAGATCAAAACCACGGCGGCAGATGGCACGACCATTACCGACTGGACGAACTGCACCGTAGGTACCGAACTGAACGATGGTGCGCTGAAAGTATCCTTCTGCAATGCGCTGATGGGTATCGTAGAAGTAGAAGTAGTGGCTTCTGCTGACGGCACTTATAAATTTGACGAAACAGAAAACGCAAAACTGCCTGTATCTGTTCACTTCAAGTATTCCAAACGCGGTCTGGCCGGCGTTCCGACCTGGATGGATTGGGACGGCTGCGTAGGTAGCGTACACGTATTGTTAACGAAATAATTAAGCGGCAGCGGGGAAAAGCTCTTCCTCCTGGCTAAATCCCCGCTCCACTTAATATATATTCTTATGAGGAGACACTCTATCTAATGAACATTCAAGAAATGCTCACTGAGAACAATGCACTGCGTGAGGCTGCCAAGACTCAGTGGGATAACTATAACAACAAAAAAGGTGATCGGCCCGCTGTTGAACTGAAAACGTTTGACATGATAGAAAAAATGTGCCTGAACTCCCTGGGCGATTTTACCAAAGGCCGTGTAACCGTACAGGAAACATTGCATACTCCTGACGTAGTTAAACTGATTCCGAAAGTAATCGAAGGCAAACTGCGTGAAGCTGCAGAACCTGTATATCTGGCTACTCGCTTCATGAAGACCGTAACCGTTGCTTCCGGAAATAGCGCTGTATACGTAATTCCTATCGTGGGAGAACTGGTAGCGCATGAAATTTCTGAAGGCGGACGCTATCCGGATGAAAACGTAGATTTCAG